AAAAAACTGATTCACACGTAAGAATTGATAATATACTCTTTGTAAACAATTCGATTTATTCACCAATATACTATGATAGTGTAGATTCAACCTACAGAATTGATGGTGATGGCCTTTCTACTCTTTATAGATTAAGAGTTGGAGGAAGTATATCAACTAATACTTCTAATGGTGCTAATATATTTGGTATGAAATCCGAAAGTGGTAAGTATTTTACACAAAATCCATTTGGACAAGATGGTGGATATACTTGGCCATCAACATCATACATTACATCTAATAGTAATTCAGCAATAGGTAATATAACATTTAGAGGGACTGGAATATATCAAGGTCATATTGGGCCAGAATTTATTCCAGTAGATTCATCTAAAACATATAAAGTATCAGTATGGATTAGAACTGTAAGTGGTTCACCACTTTGTTATCTTTCCCATAGACAATATTATTGGGATTATTCGCCAGGAAATCCTGGTAATGGTGGTTGGGGTAATCCTTATTGGTGGGTAGGTGTACCATCTACTTCTTGGACTGAATATTCAATGACAATTGGACCTGCTGGTAGTAATGCAGATTATACTCATATGAGTGGCGTGAAATTTATGAGACCAGGATGGTTACATAACTACACTGGTGATGGAAGTGCTGTAGCTGAATTCGTAGGATGGAAAATAGAAGAGGTTGATAATAGGTTAGCAGCTAATTCAACTATTATGGGTAACTTCTTTGCTGACCAATGGACAGATAGAACCCCTGGCGGATATTATATAAACTTAGAGGGTTCTTCAAATATTTACAACTTAAATGCAAACAATTTAACTATTGGTGGAGCACAAGTTTGGTACAATAGTGGTGGTTGGATGGGTGATTTGGCATCTTATGGTTTTACTAGAAGATGGGGATTGCAATTTGGTGCTGGTGCTGAATTTGTAATATTAGATAAAAGTGGACAAGGTTACACATTAGTTGATGGTTCTTACTACGCATATGAAGCAGGAGGATTTTATTCATCCCATAATTCGGCAGGAAATACATTATTAGGATTTAACGCAGATACTACATCATCGGTAAGATTTAATACTACGGTTAAGACAAGTAACGCATTATGGAATAATTATTTCCAAGATACCGGTGGTGCTTTTTTGTACAGAGTTGGAAGTACTTCTGGTACATCAAGACACTTAAATCTTTCTGATTCAACTACTGACCCATGCTGTGCACCAGCAGGACAATCTGGTATAACTTGGGGACAACGTGGAGATAGTCAACCATATTATATAATTCACACTAGATATGGTGAAAACTTTAATGGTAACTATCAAAAACTCACTTTAGGATGGCACACAGGTATTCATATTGGAGCTAACCCTTATTATGGCGGTACAAACTTCTATGGTGAAGCACCGGGTCTAGGTGGTGGATTACTTTTTTCTGTAGGTAGAGGTGATAGTAATATTAGGACGTATAATACGCATTTTGCCGATATGTTTCGTGATATTAATGACTCTACATTTTATTTCAGAGGTAATGATAGTGGTATTGCGTTAAGAACTAGAGGTGAAATACACGCTGGTACAGCAAACGCAAGAAATGGTGGTGTTGCCTTTGTAGCAAACGATGGTTCAATATTAGTAAGAGCGCAAGGTGATAACTTCCATAAGATTTGGTACTATGATGGTATTGCATTTGGTACAAATTTAGGACATGGACACTTCCGTTTCTATGGTGAATCGAACACACAAAGAAATAATGGTAGTGGAGGTAATAACTTATGGTTTGATATTGATGCAACAAATGGTAATACATTTAACTATGGTTCATTACGTTCACCAATTTATTATGATGTATATAATACTGCATATAGAATAGATGGAGATGGTGATTCTCGTCTTTGGAATTTAGGTGTTGGTTATGAATTGCCGGAAAAAAAGTTACATGTAATTGGTGACCACGGAAACACATCATTGAGATTAACTTTACCATCTTACAACAATGGTACTGGACAAAGAATAAGTATGCAAATGTGGGTATCTGAACCTGGTAACACTTGGAATTGGGGAGGATTTGGATATAATGTTGATAATAACTTAAATAGTGGTGGTGGTGCATATTACTTTGGTAGACCAAATACTAACTATGGACAGGCGTATATGAGATTTAGTGAAGGTGGTGATTTATATTTTTATAATACAAACACATCTGGTACTAGATACTCTACAATGGACATGTATTCTAGTAATTACATATATGTTCACAACTATATTACTGCAGGTAGTTCATTAAGAGCACCAATATTTTATGACTCAAATGATACCGGATATTATTTAGACCCTAATGGTGTAGATAATCAGGGATTACGAATGAGAGGTGGTGTATTACATGGACCTAACTGGAGTTGGGGTAAATATCTAAGAGTTGGAACTAATGGTAGAATTGATGGTAATCCATCTGTTGCAACAACAAATGGTAACTTACATATTGATAATGAAAATGGATATGAATTATATCTTAACCACTATTCTGGTAATAGAACTTATACATATGAGTTTAGACCTACATTTATTTATGACCAAAACGATACTACATTCTATTTAGACCCTAATGGTGATAGTAGAATTAGAAACCTTTATATTTGGTATGGTAATAGTGTAATCAATTATTCATATAATAATGGTGGTGCATATGCTATGAACAATAACTCAACCTATTGGGGATTGATGTTAAACGTATCGCCAAATGACTGGAGATTAGGATATGGTGGTACTGGTTCAATTGTTGGTTGGAACTTACGTTGGGATAATGGTAGTACAGCTTGGGCAAATGGAGCATTTCAATCCCCAATATATTATGATGCAAATGATACTGGATATTATTTAGACTTAAACTCAACTTCTGATTCAGCATTAAGAATTAGAGGTGGTGCATTACATGGACCTAATCCATCTTGGGGAGCATATTTGTGGGTTGGTTCAAATGGTAGACCTAATAGTTGGGCATCTGTGGCAGCAACAAATGGTAACCTACATTTAGATTGCCAAAACGGATATGAAACATACATTAATCACTATTCTGGAAATAGAACTTTTTTGTACGAAACACGTCTAAATATAATGTACGATAGAGATGATTCGTATTATTATTGGGATGGTAATACGTGGTCTAGAATGTGGGGATTGGGACTATTCTATTTAAGAAATAACTATGATGTAAGTGTAAGCCATCCATTTGGTATGTCATTTTCAACCGATGTTGGATGTCAACCGGCATATGCAATTTATAGAGAGTGTGGTGGATGGAGTTATCCTTATCCAGATTTGCATATTGCATTCCATACAGGTATAAAAATGGGAGCAAATTCAAGTTATCAAGGAATGCGTTTCTATAATGATTATTATTGGCCTTCTCTTCTTTTCCAAATCAACGGTAGTTCTGAATATTTCTTTAAATATCGTTGGATGTTCACAACCGAATCTGGATTCTACTCCAATTATAATGGTGCACACTGGTATCCAAACTATGGTTCATCTTATGGTGCATGGAGGACTGATGGTAATAGAAATGGTTGGTATGGTATAAGCATAGGTACTGGTAATAATCCACATGTAATGTTCGATGGTAGTGGTAATGGTGGTATGTATGTTGAAGGATATGGTAGATGGTTATATTACCATTACTTACCTTATAACTGTATTGGTATTAATACTTCTGCAACATCACCATCATATGGTATGTATGTTAGTAGAGGTATATATGCTACTGAAAACATTGTAGCGTATTCTGATAGACGTGCAAAAGAAAATATAATAACTATTGATTCTGCATTAGATAAATTACTTCAAATGAGAGGTGTCTACTATAATAGAATTGATGATAAAACTAAGAAAAGACAAATAGGTGTAATTGCACAAGAAGTTGATGAAGTTCTTCCTGAAGTGGTAACATATTGTGATGTTAATGATGAATATGGTGTTGCTTATGGTAACTTAGCTGGTTTATTTATTGAATCTATAAAAGACCAACAAAAAATTATTGATAAACAAACACAAGAGATAGATTCACTAAGATTAGAATTACAAAAAATTAAAGATTTTATATTTAATAATAAAGGATAAAATATGGCATTGATAAGAGATTATGAATTACCTGGTACGGGATTAGTTGTTCCAAACGCATATCATGTAGTAACAAATGTAAAAATTGAAAAAAGAGCAATAGATTTACCAGGACCTCCGGATACTTCAAGACCAAATGGTGTAACAGCAAATAGTCAAGAAATAGGTAAAGAAGTTTATTGGAAAGCGGGATATATTGGCGAGATTGCAGTTACAATTTGGAAAGATAAAGCAGCAAGAGAATCTGGCGCAAAACCAGTAGGATTTATAGGTCTAAACCCATCAGATAATCAGTATGGTGTAAATATTGGAACAGAAGGAATGGACCATCATTGTAAATTCTTTTTAGAAGTTCCATCTGAATTAAATCACTTAGAGCAAGCATATAGACATCTTCTTACAACAGAATATTATATTGGTTCTGAAGAAGATTAAATAATTTACAAAAAAATGATATTTATTAAAAAGAAATAATATGGGATATACATACGAATGGAAATTAGTAGGTTTAAGAAAACAAAATTCTCCTAATTTAGAAAATGTTGTCATAGGCACTAATTGGAAAGTAATAAGAACTGATGAGGATGGGATTACAGGTGAATTTGTTGGTGCAACACCATTTGAAGTAAAAAATGTAAATACAGCTAGTTTTACTAATTATCACGAACTTTCCGAAGAACAAGTTTTAGGTTGGGTAAAAAATAGGGTTAGTGGTTCGGCACCTACAGCTTATTGGGACCACATTACAAGCGTAATAGATAAAGAAATTTATGCTAAGAAGTATCATAGAGTTATGGTAATGGAAACTGATTTACCTTGGAATCCATTATCTGGAAGTAACGCTTATGGAGTTGACCCACAACCAGTCTAATAAATTTACTAAAAAAAAATAGTAATAATATCCAAAACTCAGTTTGTATTAAATTTGTGTTTTGGATATTTTGTTTATATTTATATGTGTATTTTTACATTAAATAACAAATACAAACTTAAAATACAAATCGGAGAAATAAAATGGCAGAAAGAATCGTATCACCTGGCGTTTTTACAAGAGAAAATGATTTATCCTTCTTAGCACAAGGAGTAGGTGAAATTGGAGCAGCATTTATAGGGCCTTTTAAGCAAGGACCTGCATTTGTTCCAACTATTGTAAGAACACAATCAGAATTCGAAGAAATATTCGGAACACCTGATGGAACATATTATACAGAATATGCTGTGCAAAGGTATTTGCAAGAAGCTGGAGTAGCAACAATTGTAAGAGTTGGTGGAATTGGTGGTTATCATCAAGTTGCACCAATTGGTATTTTTGCATCTGGTGGACTTGTTGGAGAAAAACTTATAGGAGTTTTATATTCAACTGATAATGGAGATAATAGTTATGGGTTTGGTACTGCAGCAATCAGTACAATAGCACCAGGTGCAACATCTGGTTCTTTTGTAGTATCTGCATCGTTTGGAACTTCAGGTGGAGTTTTAGGTCAAATATCTTCATCTATTTTACCAAGAGATACTAATGACCTTTCTGATGTATTTGGTGAATCTCCATTTGGTCCAAAATTTGCATACACCTATTTATATTTTGAACATGAAGCATCTGCATCATTTACAAATACTACAACCGATGCAAATTCAAATGGTACAAGAATTAGTACAGAAGCTATTCCTACTCAAGAATATGGAGATATAAGCTCCGCTGAAACTCCATTTGTAAAATCTCAAATTGTAAATGGTGAAAGATATGACCTATTTAAGTTTGTTACTTTGGGGCAAGGAACTCCATATAATACCAAATTTAAAGTTGGTATATCCAATGTAAAAGCAGCAGGTGAAGATGGAGCAACTGATTATTCTACATTCACAATTACTGTTAGAGGATTTGGTGATACCGATAAAAGAAAAATAGTTTTAGAAACATTTAATAATGTAAACTTAGACCCTGCTTCGCCAAACTATATAGCAAGAAGAATTGGTGATAGATATTTGACTATAGATAATAATGGAAAGATAACTGAAAATGGAGATTACTCAAATAAATCAAAGTACATAAGAGTAGAAATGGCTACAAATAGTACGGGAAATCCTATTTCAGCAGCACCTTTTGGACATGGTGCTTATACAAATCCAATTGAAGCTACAAATAATGCACAAGCTTTAAAAGTTCCTAAAGTTGTATTTCAAACAAATTCAACAGGAAATACAGCATCATCTCCATTATATTTTTCTGGATTTGATTTTGAAAGTGAAGGTATATCATCTGATAATCATAACTATTTAAAACCTATTCCTGAAAATGCACAAACTGGTTCAAATGTGATATTTGCATTTGATTCTCAATTATCATATCAACTTACTGGCTCAGTATCATCAGATATGGTAAAAAGACAATTTATTTTAGGATTCCAATATGGTTTCGATGGTAATAATCCAACTGTAAAAATAAATTTAGGTTCTGATATTAGTAATGCAAACACACAAGGTTTCAATTGCGCTACATCTACTTCTTCAGGTTCAATAGCTTATACTAAAGCAATTAATGCTATTGGAAATCCTGATGAATTCGATATTAACTTAGTTGTTACTCCTGGTATTATTCGTTCTCTCCACCCAGCAATTATTACAAAAGTAATTGATATGGTTGAAGATAGACAAGATGCATTTTTTATCGCTGACTTTGTACCATCAAATGCAACAATTAGTGAAGCAACTGAAGAAGCAAATGCAGTAGATTCAAATTATGTTGGAACTTATTATCCTTGGATAAAGACAATAGATACAAATACAAATAAATTAACATCAGTTCCACCATCAGTTTTACTTCCAGCCGTATATGCTTCTAATGATAGATTGGCAGCAGAATGGTTCGCACCTGCTGGTTTAAATAGAGGTGGTATTTCTGGAGCAGTTAGTGTATTGAATAGATTAACACATTCTGAAAGAGATACACTTTATGAAAACAAAGTAAACCCAATTGCAGCATTTCCTGGTCAAGGTATTGTAGCATTCGGACAAAAAACATTGCAAGATAAAGCTTCAGCATTAGATAGAATTAACGTAAGAAGATTACTAATTACTGTTAAGAAGTTTATTGCATCTACTTCTCGTTATTTGGTATTTGAACAAAATACAGCAGTAACTAGAGGAAGATTTTTGAATACTGTAAATCCTTATTTAGAAGCAATTCAACAAAGACAAGGTTTATACGCATTTAGAGTTGTAATGGATGAAAGTAACAATACTCCTGATGTGATTGATAGAAACATATTAGCTGGACAAATCTTCTTACAACCAGCGAAGACTGCGGAATTCATCGTAATTGATTTCAACATTCTTCCAACCGGAGCTTCGTTTAACGCATAATATGGATTTTAAAATAAATCAATATTTATTAATATAAAATAAAAGGATAATAAAATGGCAGAAATATTAGAGTTTGATAAGATGTTCTATACGAACTTCGAACCTAAAATGAAAAATCGCTATGTGATGGAAATTGATACAATTCCCTCATATATGATTAAAGCAGCAGCAAGACCTTCAATTCAATTTGAACCAGTTACTTTAGACCACATTAACATTAAAAGAAAGTTGCAAGGTAAAGGTGAGTGGCAAGATATCACTATCACTCTATATGACCCAATCGTTCCATCTGGAGCACAAGCGGTAATGGAGTGGATACGTTTAGGACATGAATCTATTACTGGTAGACGTGGATATGCTGATTTCTATAAAAAAGATATAGATTTCTATATGTTAGGACCAGTGGGAGATAAAATTGAGCAATGGAAATTGAAAGGTGCATTTATTGTTCAGGCAAACTTTGGTGATTTATCATTTGATTCTAACGAACCTGCACAAATTGAATTATCTTTAGCATACGATTACGCAATTCTTGAATTCTAATCTTACAAAAAACTATAAAAACAAAGGGATATCCAAAAGGTATCCCTTTTTATTTCTAATTTTTTTGAAATAATGTATTTATATATACAAAATAAATAACAAAAGTTATGGCAGAAATAAACATCAAACAACCAACCCCTGTTGAAAATCAATCTAAACACTTTGATTTTCCAACCGAAGTTATCGAATTACCATCGCAAGGATTGGTTTATCCAGAAGGACACCCTTTAAGAAAGGGAAGTATAGAAATTAAGTATATGACAGCAAGAGAAGAAGATATTCTTGCAAACCAAAACCTTATTAAAAAAGGGGTAGTATTAGATAAGTTATTTGAATCAATAATCGTTGAACCCGGCATCAATCCAAACGATATTTTTATTGGTGATAAAAACGCTATTCTTTTAGCAACACGTATTTTAGGATATGGCTCGGATTACCATGTAGAAATTACTGACCCTTTTACATTAGAGAAACAAAAAACGATAATTGATTTATCAAAAGTAAGAACTAAAGATATTGATTTTAGTATATTAAATGCAAACAATAAATATAAATTTATTTTACCTTCTAATGGTAAAGAAATTACATATAAATTACTTAATCACGGAGATGAACAAGAAATTACAAAAGAGGTTCAAGCTCTCGAAAAATTAAATAAAAATTCAGGTGGTGCATTTGATGTAACTACTCGTCTAAAATATATGATTGTTTCAGTTGATGGAAATGAGGATAAAGGATTTATTAATAGATGGGTTAATAATTCATTTTTAGCAAAAGATACAAAAGCGTTTAGAACATATGTTAAGGAAATGTCACCTGATTTAGATTTAAAATTTGAATTTACATCAGAATTAACCGGTGAATCGGAGGCGCTGGATATACCATTTGGGATTTCCTTTTTTTACCCTTCCAACTGATTATAAAATTCAATTACATAGCCAAATTTGGGAAATGGTTCAATTTGGTAATGGATTTAGTTGGTCAGAGGTTTATTTTATGCCAACATACCTTCGTAAATTTTATTTTAACAAATTAATAGAATTTAAGAAAAAAGAAGCAGAACAGGCAAAGCAAGCACAATCTAAGATTAAAATACCAAAAGTGAGGATGCGTTAATATCCTCACTTTTTTGTTTACTTGAATATTTATAGAATATAACTAATAAAACTATGTCTGATAAAGAAATACAACAAGAAGGACTTTTTGGAGCAGCTAAAAAATTCTCAGATTCTTTTTTTGATGGGCTAAAAAGTAACGCTATAAATTACGCATTACAAAAAGCTAAAAAATCAAAAGATATGCCAATTCCAATTGTTAAAAAAATGGATGATATTGATAAACTTGCAAAAGAATTGCAAAAAATGTTAAAAGATTACGAATAATCTAAAAAATGGCAGAGAATCTTAACGAATTTAGAAAGCAAATATCTGATTTAAAAAAGCAGATGAATGAAATGCTTAAAAAAGCAGGTGGGGATACTTTGGCTAGAGCTGCTATAAAAGCAAAGCCTGAGTATAAAGCTCTTATTGTTCAATTAAAAGAAATAAATTCACAAATATTAGAGGTAAAAAAAACAACAAAAGATTATGTTGATAGTTTAATTAATCAGCAATCAAAAGCAAAAGAATTAAAAGGTATTTATTCACAA